ACTGACAGACCTGAACGCAACTTAGCAACAGCCTTACGGATGTTAGCAGAAGTGATTGTATCTGTAGCAGCAATTGTTACTGTGTTAGTACGTGTGCCACCATAGATGACGTTAGTACCACCACGAAGTTCAGTCTGTGCGACTGTATCAATCGAACCTGCAAGGTTGAAAGCGATAATGTTAGCAATCGCTGGGTCTACATCAGCAAGGCTGAAGAGTTCCAAAGCGCGTGTAACAAGGACTGAGTTACCGTACTCTGCAAGAGTAATAGTAACTGAAGTAGGAGCAGCAATCTGAACAGAGTCACGCTCTGTTGATTCTGTCAATGCAGTTGTCTGTTCAGACAAATCTGCGTATAATTGTAGAACTACGGTTGAGCCAGGGTTTGCTAATTTAACGGGCTTTTTATCAGCGACGCTACGAATTAGGGGTTCTGAACGCAACGCGAAGTCTAGTAGACGGTCATACGCCTTTTGGACGAGACCTGCTCCACCAGCGGTACCAGCAAGATTGCCAGTTGACGAGGTATATGCATTAGCCATTGTGTGTTCACCTCCAAGGTGAATAGGAAATTACTATGTATTTATTGCTGTGAGTAGATAAGTGCTGACAGTTCTTCTGCAGAGGCTGCATTATTAATTCTGTCTAACAAGTTTTCTGCTCGGTCAGGGGTCATACCAAGTTGAGTAACTACATCTTGTTGCCGTAAGGCTGCACGATTAAGTTCTTTTTCTTGTGTATCCTCTGGCTGTACTAATCCAAAGAGGTCGCCATTATCTTCAAGCCAGTTATTAACCGACTCTTCGTTAATGTCTTCTAAGTCTTTAAGGATTAAGCGTTGTGCCTTTGGATTGACACCTTTCTTGTCTAGAACCTCTTTGACTACACGCTCACGCTGCGCCTTGGAAAATCCCTCAAGTTGCTCAGTGAGTTCTTTGATACGCTTTTCGTCAGAACGTTTGGCTTTTCGTAACTTTTTAAGTAAGTCACTTCCATCCATTTGTACATCAGTATCGGTATCTTGGTCGTCTTCGTCATCGTCCCAGTAGTTGTTGCTCATAGCAACCCACCCTTCTATTCGTTTGAATCGCAAACCACGCATCTGTTCGGGGAAACAGTACGGCTTTTGCTACCAGTCTTATACGCTATGTGGGCTGGTGGGTCACATAGGATTCTATTTTATATTTGTCCTGCTGCTGAAGATTTCTTTAAATAACCAGTGCTGTATGCACCAGGTGCATTACCTGCTGATGCAGCAAATCTATCTCTTTCTCGTTGTGTTGCTTGGTCTATTTTACGTTGTTCAGAGGCTAGATTTTTAAGATATGCATCTTCTAAATTAGTTTGACCAACATCTTGACCTTCAATATTTCCATACTTTTGTAAAGTTGGTAGGTCTCTAGCAATTTTAGCGTAACCTAAATTTGCTTCATCTTCACTAACTTTTAATGCAGCCAAGTCTTCGGAAGTAAGTACATTTGATACAAGCCCTTGACGAGCAGCAGCACTGCCAATTTGTGAGGCTTGAACTTTAGCATTTAATCTAGTTTCAGTTTGTTTAGGGTCTAAGAAATAAGATACTATATCTGTTTCTTCTATAGAAGGATAATATTTTTGAAATGTTCTTAAAATATCAGGTCTATTTCTTACTTCTTCTACAGAAGTTTTTAACCTTCTTTTTACTTCTAAAGGTGATATTACTTCTCCAATAAAAGTAGACAAATATTTTTGTTGTTGTTCTCTAGTTGTTCCTAATAAATTTTGAACACCATATGCCTTAAAAGATTCTTGCATATCATTTTCTAAATCTAAGTAAGTAGATTCAGTATAAACATTTTTACCTGCTTTTAAAAGCATAGCATTACCAGCAAAACGAGTTTGATATTCGGTTGTTTCTCTTAGTCTCATTGTTGCTTCAGAAGTAGGTGTTCCATTTATAATCAAATCTTTAACAGTAAGTGCTAACTTTTCAAGACCATATTTTTTAAATTCACTTTCCAAAAGACTATAGGCTGACTTTCTTTCAGCAGTAGTTTTATCTTTTTCTAATTGCGTTGTTGCATTAGTAGCATATAAAGAACTCTGATAAGTTGCAAATGCATTTTGGTCTGTAAACTCAGTTCCATCAGTAGCGGTATAAGATTTTGCATTTGTTGCCTTTGCTGCTGCTGCTGCAGCAGCATCTGCTGCTGCTCTAGCAGCCGCTTCTTTTGCTGCTTTAGCAGCAACATCTGCTGCTGTTCTGGCTGCTGCAAGTGCGGCATTTGCTGCCGCTAATTCTGCTGCAGTTTCTGCATCTTTAATAGCCCGTTGTGCTGCAGCCTCTGCTGCTGCCGCTGCAGTGGCAGCCGCTTGTGCATCTGCAGTTGCTTGTGTATCTGCTGTTGCCGTTACATCTGCTGCTGCTTGTGTATCTGTTGTTGTTCTACCTTCAATGATATTTGGTCTATTTATATCTGAGGCACCCATAGGCTTACTGCTTACTCCACCACCAGACATTTCAGAGCCAGCACTTTGAACTACTGCGTTAGCCTTTAATCTTGCTTGCTCAACAAGTAGTTTACCTTTAACAGAATTTGTGGGTATTAACTCATCTGTATCTGGGTCGTAAATATAATTAGCCATTATTACCCCTGCAATCCGAAGTCACGTAATATTTTTAATGACATATTACTAACTTCCTCACGTGCGTCATCTGTAAATTCCCAATCTTCATGTTTTTTCAAAGCAATATCTGCTTTCCAAAGTGGTATAAGTTCTCCCTTATCATCAAAAATATTTTGAGAAAACCATTTATCTTTCATGGTCCCATTAGTTTTTTGCAAAATAGCATTGTATCTTTTTACATATGGGGAATATATATCGCTTACAGTTAAACCTTGTTTCATTAAATTTTTAACTGATTCTGGTTGACCGATAGTTGCTTTAACTTCTATTTCTCTTTTAATTGCTTCTATACTATCGCCTCTATCAAGACGTTGCATCCAACTAGTTATATCAGCATCTGAATAATCTACAGTTAAATCAAACCCTTGTTTTACCGCATACTCACGTAACAAACTTAAATTACTAGCAACGGCTCCTGTTTCTTTACCGCCTTTAGTAAAAGAAATTTTTGTATTTAAAAAACTGCTAATATAAGGAGTATTATTTTCATTTGCTAGGTCATAAAGTTCTGCAGACCAACTATCTAAATTACTTTCTGTAAATGTTATACCTTTACCAGTTAAAGATTCACGTAAACTCTTCTTTGTAGTATCTAATCCACGCCAGTAATCAGTATTACCTGCAACATTTTTAACTTTATTAACATAATCAGAATCTGATTTATCAATGTCTTTAATAAGTTCTTCATATTGGCGTTTTTGAAAACCACGTGCTTGTATTTTTTGACCATTGGCAATATACCATTTAGTATTAGTAAATCTAGTTGCAAATTCTTTTGGTGTCCAGTTATTTAAAACAGCATCATAAAGAAATTGCTTTAACTCATCATCTGTTAAGAATATGCTATCAATATACCCATATAAATCTTTTGCTTTTTGGATTGATGCTTCATAGTTTAATCCAGCATTAGGATTTTTGCTATCGCCTTCGCCAGTCTGAGCCATTACATCACTCCAATTACTTGCTTAAATGCATCATAATAATTAAGAACTTTATATGCTTTTGCTTCATCACTTTTAGATATTTCTTCAATTAAAAACTGTTCAGGATTTAATCCTGTATTAGTTTTTACTAACTTAGCGTTGCCTTCCATGTCTTTTGTTGTACTAGTTACTTCAGGATTTTTTTCTTGTGCTGTATTTAATAAAGGTTTAAGCAAAAGCAATTCACCAGGATTTGCATCTCTTCCTTTAAGTGCTTGCATAACTTTATTTGCTATAGCATTAGTATCTGTCTGCCCATATATAACAGGTCGCTTTGTTACAACAGTTTCTAATCCTGGGTTACGAGTATTGGTAAGAAATGCATCCATGCTTTCAAACTCTTTAACACCGCCAGGTGTTGTTTTATAAATATCAGTTTGTTTAACAGTATAATATTGTGCTGCTGTTTGAAGTGCTCCCAGCATTTCTACTGTAGTAACATTTTTATTAGTCTTTAAATAACCAGCATTATAAAGTTTATTTATTAAACCTTGTTTGCTGCCATATAAATCTTCTAATTGTTTTTGATATAAATCGCGAGCCTGGTCTGTTCTAAAAAAATTAACTTGTGACTCTTCAGCATTTCCTTTAACTTTTTGAGGACCAAATTTTGTTTCTGTAGTTCCGACTCTTGCTCCAACACTAGGTTGAAAAAACAAAATTGAAGTTTCTGTAGTTGGCTTGCCAGAAGAATCTAATTTATTTGGATAAGAATATGTTACTACTCCACCATCACCTGTAATACTTGCATTAGCAAATAAATTTTCTACCGAAACAGTATCTGAGGCATTAACATTAGGACCACTATTATCAGTTTTATCAACTTTATCTTTAAGAGGAACATTTGTTTTTTCGGCTTTAAGAACTTCTATGTCATTTTTAATCTTATCAATTTCTTGTTTTGATTTATTAATTGCTACAGCAGCATCTAAAGAATTTTCAAGAACTTTAATCTCTTTATCAATTGCTGCAATTTCTTTATCAGTTTTAACTTTTTTTCCTGGAGCATCTAATTTGTCTTTTAAAGTTTCAAGTTTTTGTTTTGATACTGTGTACTCTTGTTCTAGAGCATCAAAACGTTGTTTAATTTTTTTATACTCAGGACTATTTTTACCTTTAGATTGTAATATCCGAAGTACATCTGAATCAAGACCAATACCATATCCTTTTGGACCATAAAGTTTATTTGCTAACCCTTGAGTTTTATCGTAGAGTGATACATATTCTGGATTGTCTTTATATGCCATGTTTATACCTCCGCCTTATATGTATCTCTTGAATAAAACTTTAAGATAGAATTAAATATTGAGTTTACTGCTTCTCTTACTGCTGGGTCTTGCTCAGATAAGTCACTAAGAATTCTTTCTACTCTTAAACGATAATCACGTTTTAGACTTGTTTTATTTACAAGTTCATTAACGCCCTGACTATTTACAAATTTAACAAAATCATCCATTGCACTAATTGCGGTTTTCATTTTTATTCTTATACCATCATTTATAACAGATTCTGGATTATCAACAATTTGCCTAAGAGTAGATAACATTTTTTCTTCAGTAGCAATTTCATTACCACCCCTAGTAAGTGCACCTAATAAAAGTGGATTAGACGCAAATAATGAATCACGTGCTTGTGTGCTAGATTTAATTATAAACTTTCTTTCTGAAAATCTACCTTCTGTACTTAATAAATCTTTTTCGTATTTTGCAATATCAAAATATCTTTGTTTATCTTTAGCAACTAAAACATCATCATAATAATTTTCTAATGTTTTATCTTTTAACAAATCTGCTGCCTTAAGATAATTATACATACCAGCATCAAAGTCACCAGTATGGGGACCAAAAATATATGCTGTCTCTCCATATGTTTCAATAAACTTTTTGTTATCCAATGCCCAATTACGCATTTGTTTTGTTTTAGATATAACAATTTTTGTTTGTTTTTCGTCTCTTGCTACTGTGTAAATAAGTTTTCCTGGATTCTGACCAGTAAAAATACTTAATGCTAGTTCGTATGGGTCTTGTACATCATCACCATATCTTTTATTAATTGCTTCAAATATATCCCAGAATTCATTTCGCAATCCTGTTACACCAACATCAAGAAGATAATCTGGTACATCTTTACTCTCTTGAATAGTAGGGGTAACTGGAGATATAAGTCCAAGTATAGCCCTAAGAGCAATTACATTGTGTGCTGATATACGAATTGATTTTAAGTAATCATATTTTTCTATATCTGTGGCATTAGGATTTAAATACAAACCATGTGCAGCATTGTAAGCAATAGCCTGTTGTGCTGCAGTTGCTTCTTGTCTGCTTTTTTCATTTACTGGAAGCGTGTTCCATAATTTTAACAGAGTTCCTGGAACTAAGACCCTAGTTAAATCAACATTGTCGCCTTGTGGTCCTAAAGCATAGTTATCTATTTGTTGAGAAAATTTTTCACTACCTGGTATTGGAATATGTGAAACAAGATTCTTCATTGCTATAACACTTAAGCCAGCAATAGGACCACTAAGCATTGGAAGTCCTGCATCAGGTGTAAAAGATGGGTTTACGTTACTTAACTTAAAAGTAAAATCATTAAAGTGTGGTTGAACATATGCACTCTTACCATAAAGGGCTTTAATTGTTGTATCTGTTGCTTTAAATAAAATATTATCCATGGGCATCATAATATATTGATTACCATCTTGGTCTTCATGCCAAACGCCACTAGAGTTAAGCCCTAAGTGAGAAAGACGTGCACGATAAAGAACTTGTGGAGACAAATCTTTGAGACGGTACATACGTCTCCAAAAATCTTCAGTTGCTCTATAAAAACGTCCAACAGTACGGACATTTAATGCAAAGTTTGAACGTATAGATGGGTTATCAACAAACTTTAACACAGTATCTGCTGCCTGACCCATTAATAATTCTGTATAATATTTTTCTGATTGGGCTTGAACTCTTTTATCTAACATTGCTATTGCTTTTTTACTTTGAAACGCTTTTGGGTCAGCAGCAATCATTTTAGTTTTTAAAGATGCAGCATATGCTTTTTCAATACCAGCATATTCTTTTCGCAACCGTATATAAGTTGTCATAACAGCAGGTTGACGCAAAATACCATTAACCTGACGGTCCATGAGTTCCTTTAAATTGTTTCCAAACTTTTTATAAGCACTATCAAAGCCATCTGTAAGTTCTGGAAATTGGAATCTAGTATTGATTAAACCAGTAGGTTGAAAACCTTTAGTCAAATTATCAAAATCATCAAAGGTAATTTGTTGTATTGCAATTTCTAGTTTATTAGGAATTTTCTTCTTTTGAAGTTGTTCTTTTACAACTAAGGCATCATAATTATCTTTAATGGCTTGATACAATCCTTTATTAAATTTATCTTTTCCTCCATGAAAATTATCTTTTAAATCATAAAGCATACGTTGAACATAATCAAGAGAAATTTCTTCATCTGTTAATTTTTCTGCTTGTTTTCCTACTGTTTCACCATATCTAGAAATAAAGTTTTTTACAGATGCTTCATTACCTTTTTTAATTACCCAAGCATTGTTTGTAAATTGGAATCCAAGATTATTCATCATCTGATTAGTAGCATTTGTAAAATCTGTAGGTGTTTCTAAAGCATTATTCATAAAAAATGCTTCAGCAGGTGCAACCTTAAGACCTTGTGTTAAATCTAGTTTGCCTTTACCGTGTTGAGATGGTGCAGCAAAACGAATATACCAATTATCAAAATGCGCTAAGGTAACATACAAAGGATTTTCTTTTGCAAGTTCATCAATCTTTATTTGTGACCATTCACCTTTTTCAAGTTTTTCTTTTTTAACAAGTTTATTTATTTTATTGGCAGAAAAATTACTATTTTTATACTTTTCTCTTATTGCTAATTCAGAAACTTTATTTAATGCTTTAGAAAGTTCACTTATGTTTATTAAACCACTTCTAATAACCTCATCAAAGGTTCCACCAAGGCTACTACGAGCAGCAATAGAACTTGCCATTGAATTTAATGTATCTGGATGATGTAACATTGCTTGTGTCCAGTATTCTTTTTCTTCAACGTTTAATTTTTTCATAAACTTACTAGAACGTAAAGCAATTTCTTGATTAATTACAAGTTTATGCAACTCTGCTGGAGACACTTTATGCTTTATTGCTAAATCTTCAATCAATTGGTTTCGTGCATCTAATGATAAAAATTCTGATGTTGGTTTTTTGTTAAAAAGTCTGCCTAAAGTAGAACCGATTGGACCTTCAGCATCTCTTGAGCCTGTATATGCAGCACCAGAATATCCTGCTTGTCTTCCTTTGCGTACCATATGCCGTATGTCTTTTGCTGGTGCAGTAAGGGCATACATAAATCCTTCATCTATTGCAGAACGAATTCCAAGACGAGGGAATAATGTAAAGATGCTCCAAAAATCAGTAAAGTCTTTAGCAAATTTGCTACGCATTGAACCTTGTGCAGATTTAATAATGCTTGATTTTGATTTAATGCTATTTGCTTCTAATGCTATGTACTCAATTGGTAATGGTCCTAATGCACCAGTAAGTTGAGACGGTTGAATTGCACCAGAACCCTTAATAAGAGGTACATTATTTTCATAAACAATTGCATTTTTAGACATTACCTTTGCAAAAGCATCTTCAATTTCTGTACGTACAGTAGTTGTAAAGCCAGCCGCTTCATTATGAGTTTTTGAAATAATCTCATTAATTATCTTTTTACCCTCTGGGCTATGGTCTAACCCAGCCTTTTGCATAATGCCAAAATAAATATTTCTTATAATAACAATTTGTTCGTCTTCAGTAGATTTTAAAAACTTTTGTGCTACAAAATCTGACATATCACGACTCATTATTAATCTACTGTATTGTCGAACTGTTTCAATTGTTTTAATTGCTTTATCACCAGTAAGTATTTGTTGTCCTGCTGGATTGCGAGCAGCAGCCAAACCAATTTTCTTTAGTCCGCGTTGAACTTTTTTAACTTCTTCGTCTTCTTTTAAAAATTGAGTAATATTTGGATTAACTTTTGCCTCTGAACTTTTTTGTATTTTTCTTAATTCGTCAAAAGTTTTTTGCCCTCTAACCTCTAAAGCCGCTACATCTCTATTTTTGTTAAAGACATTATCTAAATATTTATTAAAACCTAAATCTAATTGGCGCATTTTGCGGGCAGTAACTACACCATTACGCCGAAAAGTCATTCCATCAAGACGACCAGAAAGCAAGAGGTGAACATTTTCTGCATCCGCAAAAACATTTTCTGCTTGCTTAGCATTAAACATTTTATTTTTAACAAAAAAATCTAACGCTTCATCATTATTGTATCCAGGGAATTCTTGCCCTATTTTTCTCCGTAACTGAGAAAACTCAGCATCGGTAGAAGTATTTGCAAGTTTTTCTAATTTTGGTCCAAATTGCTCATCCCAGAGTTTTATTACTCCTTTGTCTTTAAATACTTGATTTACACCAGCAGCAACATTATCACCAGCCTTGGTAACAAGTTGTGCTAATTGAGTTCCACGTTTAGCGGCTTTAAGAGCACCACCACTCATCCATGTTAATGGGTCAATAGCAATTTGATAAATAAAATCAATTACACCTGATACCTTTTTTGTAGTACCATCAATATAATCACCGACAAGACCACCGTTACGTGGCGGCTTGGTGTCAAAAAATCTAACAATATCTCGTCCAGGACTAAACTGTGCATACTTAGTAGCATCTAATACTTGTTTAAAAGAATCTGGATTATTAAAGGCTTCTTCTATTGCAGCAGTAATTTCAGGAGTTAAGTTTCCAAAAGTTTCTAAAATTTCTCCAGGTTTTTTTCCTTCTAATAAACCTTTTGCTACATATACTTGTGCTTTACCAAATCTGTCTTCAGCCTCAGTAATAGATTTATTGTCATACAGGTCTTTGCCATTCCAAGCATCAGACCAAACTTTCCAATCAAAAATATTTTCGCCTTGTTGAACTTGACGACCAACTAAATATGGTTCATTTATTATTCGGTTATAAGCACCAGCAACTTTAAACAAACCAATTAAAGGACTTGCTATTAATTTACCAGTAAATTTTAAAGCGCCTATTGCTTTATCCGTAAAAGCAGGAGGCTCTTGCATATAATCAGCATCTTTATAAAAAAACTTTAAACCTTCTTGTACATTTACATCTAACTTAGAATACTCAAGACGTGCTTGTTCATTACCTAATCCATTTAATTCTTTATTTTTTTTGACAGCCCAAGACATTTGTTCAATTTGATTTTGTTCTTTAGGAGATAAATTTGCTCTTTGAGCGGCTGTGTAAAGAGTCGGGTTTACTTCAGCAACTATTGCTTTCATTACTCTCATTAATTGCTCCTAAAACATTTGTTGATAAATAAGTTCTGTTTCGCCTGTTTCGTCAAACATTGCTACTTTTGCTACAGCATCTCTAGGATTAGATTTAATACTAGGTCTGTCCATCATTAATTCTGAACCGCCACCATCACCAACATCAATACCAGTAGTTCCAGGTTCATCTTCAAATTGTGTAGGAGCATTTAATGGAGTTATGTTTGCCATTTTTTCCATAGATGGATATGGAGTCCCTGCTACTTTTGCTCTTGTTTGATTGTTATATGTTTCTTGACCTTCACCCTGAGGAAGACCAGAAATATATCTAGCAGGTTGAGACGGACCACCATCAGTACGTTGTGACAATGCTCCTGGTCCCGATACTGGAGCGGGATTGCTAGGTTCTCTATAACCACCTCGTACCATGTTAGTCCTCATCCTCATCATCTAAATAGTTTGCTATATCTACATCTTTAGGCATCTTGTAAGATACCCAATCTGGATAAGACATTTTGTCCATCATAATTGTAAGTGCAATGCTTTCAACAAATCCTGATTTTCTTAATGCTTTGTAATATTCATTAAGCCATATGCAATAACTTTCTAATGCAGAATAAGAATCAGTATCTACAGTTTGAATTCTTTTTTTACGCGGAGCCATGTTATGCTCCTAAACCACGCGTTGTCTTGTAGTGCTTACAGCACTTTTAGTTGCGCCGCCACTTGAAAGTGATGATAGTAATGTTTGTAAATCTGGTCTTGCTTCCATTTGTTGAGGACCTCCTGCTGGTGCGCCAGCGGGAGCAGGGGACATTTGCTCTACCTGAGAAGGGGCAGCACTAGCAGGAGGAACTTCTTGTTGAGGTGCAAATGTTTCTTCAATTGCGTCTTCAAGTGCTTGTCCCTTTTGCCGTGCTTTAATTACTGCTGCAATCTTACGAACAACTTCAGAAGCATCCTGACCTTGAGTAGCCATTTGCGGAATTGCTTGAGTATATGCAGTAAGTGAGCCTAGTAAAGCCGCCCGCATTTCTTCAATTTCAATCTTTTCAAGTTCTTGAGTCACGTTAACCGTAAATGGAAGTTCACGCATAGCCATATCACGGCTAATAAGTTTGCCACCAAGTGCTTGCAACATAAAGATAAGACCTTGTGCAGGGTTAAGACCAGCCAACATTCCGTAACGGACATCAGCAGAATGGTCACCTTTAATATCTTTTGCTGGTTTGTATGTAACTTCATATGGTGAACCAGAGTCAACACCACGAATAGTTTTTTCTTCTGGATAAATATATTCATCTACTTCAAAACAAATACTAATAACATCACGAAGTGCTGCAGCAAAGATTGCTTGAGCAGACTTAACTTGTGTATCAAAGGCTCCCATAAGAGCCTGCACACCTTGTCCAGTAACAACAGATTGACTAATGTTTCCAGTACGAGATTCAGGGTAACGACTACCAACTCGTAGTTCTTGATTTAGTATTGTTTGTTCAGTAAATGCACCTTGTGGTAATGTAAGTTCTACACGGCGTACTCCAGCAGGGTTGGCTGTGCGAATAACCGCATCGCCACCAAGTTGTAGTTCTTGTACATCTTGAGGTAATACAATTGGAGCCTGTACAGATTTTTCTGCTGCTTCCATTGCAAGTAACGCAAAGCGATTACGCAGTAATTGAATACCAAGTACGTCATCAAACTGTCCACGTAGTTCACCATCAACAGATGGCTTACGTGCAACAACTACCATCATCTTACCAAGCGGATTTGCGGCTTGAGATAAGATTAAGTTCTCTTTGGTAGGTAAGTAAATAACTGATTGTTCTTTATCGTAGTAACGAATCATTTCAATCTGATGATTTAAGTCTTGTTTATATCCTTCTTTACCAAGTAGTTCTCTTTCGTACTCAGGGAACTGTGAACACAATTCGCCAAGTGTAAGCATATATCGTTTAGCAAATGCAACACAACGTCCATAGCGGTCAAATTCAGGATAAGCACCTATTGGGTTTTCTATGCGTATGCGTGGCAGTTTTGCTTCTTCGTCAAATTCAATAATGAACGGGACGAAACCATATGTTATATACCAGTCTGCTCCTGAGTACATATGTACCGAAAGGTCAGAGTGTGCAAAGTAATTAGAAGCAATACGGGTGCGCTTGTCAGCAAAGGTACGAGCACGGTCAGAGACTTGATTAGCAGCAGAACAGTTAACAGCGGGAAGCGGAGCCATAACTTCAGATAAGTCACGAGCAACAATGTCAATAAAGTTTGCTACTACGTTAGCATCAACACCTTCTGGAAAAAAATTAGGATAAACCTGAGAAATCTTACCTTTACGGACAGCAAGAACATCTAGGTTGCGAGCATCGCGCTCGTGGTTACGATAGCGAAGAGAGGCTACTCGCGCTGCTACCTGTTCAATATTCAGTGCCATTTAATTCCTATCCATAAGTTTCAGACCATTGATTAGCAAATGCTTCATCTAGATTAAATGAGTGTCTTCTTTGTGTTTGTGCTTTAGTAGCCCAACGATTTGTTTGCCATTTGGCTCCACGTGAGGATGCTTGCATTAATTCTCTAGCACGGATAACAGCAAACCATAAAGCCATAACGCAGTCAGTCTTACCACGCGTCTCTGGCTTCCATGTCATTAACTGTTGTACTAAAGCCTTGATTCCCTCTGAGTTTTCTGATGAGGGTATTTCAATAATGTTATTATCTTGAAACTTTCCTTCACGTTCTGTACCGAAGAGCATTGACATTGATGCAACTCCGAATGATGTATCCCATTTGTTCTTGCCTGTAAAGTGAGCATCAAGCCGTACGCCGTATGAAGCAAGCCATTGTCGTAGTTCTTCATCTAATGAGTAGGCTTTCTGATGGGCATTGATTTCAACCCTAAACTCTTGAGGGCTGTACTTAATTGTAAGTTCTTCTATCTGCGCTCTAATTTTTTGTGGCGTAGGTTCTGTCATATTAATACAATCTAAAATATAAATACGACCATCTGCTCTATTGTAATTAACTACAGCAAATGCAGCGTTACCTGTCATAGCAGGGTCAAAGCCAATAATGGTATAACCTTCTACAGTTTTAGGATGCCCTACGGCACCTGGTATTAAAAGACCTCTTCTTCGACTCCCATTCGTACATCCTGCCACCAAGACTGGTGGGAAGATGGAGTCTTCTTGAATATCTTCCTGTTGGTAAACCAACGCCCAAGTAGATGGGGTGACTTCACTTCTTCGCTTGGCAAGGGTTGGTCCATCCCATTTGGGGTACCGCCCGTTTGCCTTGGGGATGTCTTCATCCCCGTCCCACGGAACATCTGACTCATTCCATAGAGTAGTCCACTCTTCTGGCTTTTCTTTATATTCCAATACAGCAGGCATGCCCATATAAGTAAAAGGAGTTTTGCCGCCCGACCAGTGTTTCGGGCTTCTGAGTTCTTTGTACAAATCATTTGCGGCTATCCGTGTCCCTACAACTAATAACTTACCATTTTTACCCAGACGGGTAATAACTTCTTTCTGTAGCCAATCAAGTTGCTTTTCCCACTCATGTGCATTTGCCGTTGTGATTACGTCATCAAGAATAATCAAATCAGCACGGGCACCATAAATTTGCCCACCCATGCCTAAGGCTTGTAGGGTAGGGTCTTTCTCTGAAGAGTTACGCGCATCGCCCCCGAGGTAAACAGTATCGGTTCGCCAAGTATCTGCATCCTGTTTCCAACCGCCCTCAGGACCATATGCGGTCTGTAGTTTGAGCCAGCGGGGATGGGATAGTCGTTGCTTGATTGCATACACGAATTCACGTGCCTTGACCAAAGTTTTTGATACTACGATAATCCGTATGTTTGGGTCGAGAGCAATGCGGTAAGTTGAGTAGTTAACCGTAATCACTGTGGACTTAGCATGTTCAGGAGGTACGTTAACTAATAATCGGTTGTTCTCTCCAGGCTCGTACTTCATTGAGTCATGGAGCCAAGAAGGGGGGTTACCCTCCAGTAGGTCTACCCAGTCTTGATGATGTGGAAAAACCGTCTGGTCTAGGAATAACTTTGAAAAGTCCTTAAAGGGGATAGATTCCTTTTTGAGTCCCAGCGCATCAAAGGAAGATTTCTCACCATCAAGCCTAGCCTCTTCTAGTGAGGCGGCAAAGATTGGGTCGCGATACATCCATTGGCGCACGGTGTCAGGTTTCTTACCTGCCGCCACCATAGCGGCTTGAGTGGTCATCCCAGCACGTACAGATTCAAGTACTTTGGCTTTTGCCTCTGCTACACCTTTAACCAGATGGTGACTATCTCCAGGTTTAAACGTCATCTATTCCGTCCTATAGTTATAGTTATCCCGTCTATAACAGACAGACTGTACAGTAGACTGTAACAGAGTGAAGAACTCTAATAAAGAGTTCTGAACTATACAGTCAGAAATAAAATACCCTACATATAGTATTAACCTGTTCAAACAGGTCAAACGAACACTTTGTGACTAAGGTCACTATTTATAATAGGACATACTAGGACATACTATGACAGGAGCAATAGTCACTATACCCCCAGAAAATTGTAGGTAGAGAGTACTATAGTAGTATCCCGTCCAATTAAATAGTCTGGGGTCAATAGAATTGACCTAGACTATTTAAGAATGGTCGGTATTGTTGTGTAGCACAGTAGTTTGCTGGCTGTACAGCCTGCTGGACTACTATGCTCCCCTGACTGGATAACTTGTTAGTCAGTTGCTGGATAAATATTTGGTTTCTATCAACTGTCCCATAATCCAGCCAGTAGTTCTACCAACGCTGAATCTATCGTTGACGCATGCTTCGCATGTGTTACGATTTCGATTCAGATTGGTATCATCAAAAGTCGTCTCTTCGTATCAGGGCTAGATTGCGCTGAAGTTGCTTCAGCGTTTAGCCATCTACTGCGAAGAGCAAGTGATGCTGTAATTTGTCATCTCGCTCCATGATGTCCAGTGGACATTCCCAGCATTTTATTTTCACGCGTAAGCAGTTCTAACGCGTGGCTGAAATGTTGGGTTAATTTTGTCTGGACGCTTCCCCTGTGGGTATCAATCGCATGAGCGAAAACTAAGCATTCCATAGAACCTGCCTGATGCCAATGCCACGCGCCGCAAGCGCGCGTGTCGTTATGGCATCTGTCAGAACCTATGGATAAGCGCATAGTTTATCGCTCATCCGAGCGATTGATAACTCCACAGAGAAAGCAGACAAAATGAACAACCAACATCAATTCAGCCAAGCAGAACTTGCTTACGTTGAAACTAAAACTGCTAAAAGCGGGAATGTTTACGCAACTGGAATCATCATCGAACGAGATGAGAACGACAAATTTCAGTCATCACACAGATTCCGCTCTTTCAACGCAGTTGATGTGCTTAAATCGCTTGAAGCAGTACACTTCAGCAAGCAATCAGCGCAACCTGATACATCAGGAAGCGACTTAGAGTTTGATGATACTGTATCTGAAGACACCGAAACTCGTAACAGAACTGTTGCTAAAGCAACAGCCCGTCCACGAATAGATGTCAGCGGTTGGTTTAGAACTACTAAACAGGCTGGAAAATGGGACACAGTTTTGATGATAGAAACTGTAAACATTTAGCCATCGCTGACAAAAAGCCTCCTTAGAAATAAGGAGGCTTTTTTATTAGTCTTAATGATAACTGGTTGCTAAAGAGAATCTTTAGCACTGTAAATACGGAATAATAAAAGGAGACAACTCATGAAAACACCAGAAGAAAAAATAGTAATAGATTATGTAGTAAGTGGACGCTTTAAGAAAGACTTAGAACAAGATAAAAAACATATCAACCGTACAATAGCAGAAACCATTGCTTCCGAAAGTACTGGCAAACATTTAGCAGATAAAATAGAATACTACCTTAATACCATTGACGAACTAGAAAGAAAAATGGAGAAAAAATAAATGGATAATACAAATGGTTCTACTTGGAACATCATAGAAAAAATAAATGATAATGAATACCAAATAGGCGAGTATTATATAATTAAAAAGTTAAATGATAAGTGGACAATAATACAAGACAACAAATATATTGCCGACTTCTATGATAGGCACACAGCAATGGCATGGGCAAACTTAAATTACACATGCGGACATCTAGTAAGTAAAGGTGTAAGAGAACTACTAAAACTAGCAATAAAGGAAGAAGAATAACATGGAAAAATACCCACAATCACAAGGCATCAGCACAACAACACAATGCTATGACTGCTTACAACTTGATGATATATGCGATACATGTATGGAAGAGAAAGAAACAAGAGATAACACAATAGCATGGGAACTAGTAGATGACGGTAACCTACAATATAAAAGAGTACCGTCATACCTAAAGAAAGAACCATCAAGCCATGACTGGACAGATAGAGATGGTGAATACCTAGAGCCAACAGTTAAGTTACAAGATGGTGGTATGCTTGATAATCTAGAATTATTAGATGAATATGCGCAATCAAAGCGCGAGCAGGAGTGCCACTGGTGTCACCTGCTCACGCCTAAAATTTACAATGATTGTCAAGCATGTGATAAACCATTAGAACACAATCTAATAACAGCAGTCTAAACTAACTGACGGAAATCCCCTGTCGTCTGCGACAGGGGGCTTCCCGTCAAAACATATACTAAGGAGAAAGAAATGATAGAGAATAAAGTAATCTTCTCAGGGCAAATCAAAGCACTGACGGAGAAGAATATCAAAAGCAACGACCTAGGTACATTCCTAACAGCATGGATTGACCAGCGTGTACCATCACGCCTACCTAACGGAGATGTTGACCGCGTAAGATATGTAACAGGCTACCAAATTGTAGTCAAAGACCCTAAGATTGTACAAACAGTTTTAGACCTAGACAAAAATCGTAATGGTGTAGAACCACGTTCAGCATGGGTAACAATCACAGGTGCTAAAGGTGATTACATTATCAAGTCAAAAATTGTAGGCGGTAAAGATACATTTGTGCCGCAAGTAGAAGTCTTTGACTTAGAGGTATTATAAAGATAAACTTAAATAGGTAGGCAGAATTAAACCTGCTTACCTATTTTCTGTACAATACAAGTTCACAACTATTATATATTAAAGGAGAAAACGCAATGTATATAGACACAGGTACAATTATAGCCATGATTATAGCACTAGGTGCTAGCATAATTACAATGATAATCTATTGGAAAGAAGTAAGTAGATTGACAAGATTAAATACACATCTACGTGACAGGATGCAATGGATGCGGGAAAAATACGAGAGCAACTACCAGGGAGCAGAATAATGATAACAATAAATCATACAGTAAATTTAGTAGCAGAATTAGATGAAAACAATTCAACTACTAAACAATTACTAGCATTACCTAATGAAGCACAAGTATACATGTTAAAGAATGTATTCATAGCCGCATGTAAAGGTGTAAGTTTATTGGAACACCTTAATGAAAATAATTCATTTGCTACTATTAAATTTGCGGAGGCAGAGTAATGGATAGTAAATACGATATAAAAGTACAGTTAGTAGGCAATGATGGCAACGCTGTTGCTATCATGGGCAGGGTAGGCAGAGCATTACGTGAAGCCAACGTAGAAGATGAAGAGATAAAGTTATTCTATCAAGAAGCAATGTCAGGTGATTACGATAACGTAATCCGAACAGCAATGAAATGGGTGGTGGTATTATAATGGGGCTAGACATGTACCTATATGAAAAAGAAATACATCAAGTAGCATCATGGCGTAAGGCTAATGCTATACATGGTTGGATTATTAACTATACAAATGCAATAGATAACTGTACTCCTATTACTTTACAAATGCGTGACCTAATAGAGTTACAGAATGTATGTAAAGAAGTACTACTCAACCCTGAAAAAGCACAAGATTTATTGCCACCAACACCAGGATTCTTTTTCGGTTCATATGAAATAGACGAATGGTATTGGGATAGTGTCAAAGACACAACAGAAATACTGACACATATTATAAAAGAAAACGAAGAAGATGCTACCTTTGAGTATCAAGCATCATGGTAAAAGAAAAACAAATAGAAAAACTAAAAATAAAACTTCTTGAAAAAATAGAACATCATCAAAGATTAGAATGTATGGGAAGAATATATAAACAAGGAACAATTAGTTACCATAAAACAAAATCAGAAACATGCCAAGAAATACTTGCAATTATAGAATCATAAGAAAGGAATAACAATGAGCGAACCACAATACTTAGACGGTGACGATACCGCTAGAGGTATAGACAAAGATGAATGTAAAGATTGCGGTAACTTTATACATTCATGTGCATGTAATGAACCCGACCGAATGTATGGAGACGAAGACTAAGAAAGGTTAATCATGGACTATCACTATAATGTATCTATATTCTACGCAATGTTTGTAATAACTTCATTCATATGGGTATACTACATGGTAACGGAAGGCAATGATGAAACAGATTAAGATAATCTCAGGGATAGCAAGTGTTCTACTTACCGTAGCCTCACTACTAGGACTGCCTACTAAATCTTATGCTATCAATGTAAAGGACAAGTGCATTGATGACAAAGCACCACGCTTCTGGACAAAACAAATGTCCAAGGCGTATGCTAGGTCATACATATTAACTCAATATCCTTCATGGAATCTATCAGAATACAGAGCACTGCTAAAACTATGGGGTAAAGAATCAGGATGGTCACATACTGCAGATAACCCTAGGTCTACAGCATACGGGATAGCACAAGTTCTTAACACAAAGAAAAATACTCCAGCCCCGCTTCAAATTGAGCGGGGGCTGGAATACATACAGCACCGCTATGAAAAACCATCAGTTGCATGGGCGCATTGGCGCAAGCACAACTGGTATTAGTATTCCTATACACCTACTCCTGTAGGTATACGGGAAAGACATGGTGAACCAGCGTAATGTTCCTAAGAACAGAGATGCAAGGTAGTTCATGTCGCTTCGCATATCCTATATCGTTAGTCCTTTCTGTATAGGAAACGTTGCATTGGGTGGTACCGCCAATGGCGAACACGGTACACTTAACTAAGGAGAAAGAAATGATACCAATGGCAATAATGCAAATGCATAACAATCAAGTTGTTGAACGCATGCGTAAATCAACTTGGGTCAAGGCAGGAACAGCGGTTAACGCTACATCTGCAGCATCAGCAGCCAAACAAGCAGGCTTGGACTGGACTGTATCGCTATCAGATATGGAGACAACAACACTATCAAGTACAGGTGTTAACCGTTTACATATACCTAACAGACAGGCTGTTATTAAAACACATAACAATGAGCAATCAGTTGTTGGTGTAGTAGGTACTAAGTATAAGTTAGTACAAAACATGGAAGTA